TTACAACTAACAGGTACTATTGAAAATGGTGCAACAGCTGGAGACATTAAGTTCTCATTTGCACAGAACACTTCAGACGCTACAGCAGCAACTGTACGTGAAGGTTCAAGCGTTCAGTACTATCGCTTCTAAATAGTATAAGTGGAGGAGCACCTCAGAGTAGGACTCCTTCACCGTTGGCTTTTTGCCCTTACGAGGATACCAATTAGCCGTCTAGACGGTGGGATAGACCACAAATATCAATGAGTCCAATTGAGACTCACAACTTTTTACGTAAGAAGACGAGCAAATATACCTTTCATTTTAAACCGAAAATATGGCTAACGCTACACAGTCGGTACTTGGTGCTTTGAACAAAGCGGTATCTAATACTGCTGGATCTCAGGCATATGATACCAAGTATGCGACCTATCTAAAGCTGTTCTCAGGTGAGCTATTTAAAGCTTATGAGTCAGCAACTATAGCACGTGACACCGTGCAAAGACGTACCTTGAAGAACGGTAAATCATTACAGTTTATCTTCACAGGTAGAATGCAAGCGGCGTATCACACACCCGGGGAGCCTATCCTTGGAAGTGGTGATCCTCCAGTAGCTGAGAAAACTATACAATGCGATGACCTATTAATTAGTTCTGCATTCGTATATGACTTAGACGAAACACTTGCACATTACTCTCTACGCTCAGAAATTTCTGCTAAGATCGGTCATGCTTTGGCTGAAGCTTATGATAAGAAAGTGTTTAGAACTATTGCTAAAGCAGCAAGAGAAGCACATCCTATCACAGCATCACCCGGACCAGAACCCGGCGGTACAACTATTGAGCTAGGTGTAACTAAGGAGTATAACGCACAAGCACTTGTTGATGCTTTCTTTGAAGCAGCTGCAGTTCTTGACGAAAAAAATCTCCCAAAAACTGGACGTACTGCGATACTTAATCCAAGACAATACTATGCCTTGGTATCACAAGTTTCTTCTAACATCTTAAACAGAGATTATGGTAACAATCAAGGTAACCTTAACTCTGGTGAAGGTCTAGTTGAAATTGCTGGTATCTCAATCAAGCGTTCAAACAACCTACCTTTCCTAGCTGGTACAGTTAATGGACAGTCAGGTGAGAACAACGATTACTCTGGTGACTTCTCAACTCATTGCGGTCTTATCTATCAAAGAGACGCTGCAGGTATTGTAGAAGCAGTTGGACCTCAGGTTCAAGTAACAGGCGGAGACGTTTCTGTTTTATACCAAGGTGACGTTATGGTTGGAAGACTTGCTATGGGTGTAGGAACACTTAACCCAGCAGGTGCAATTGAACTAACTTCAGCACGTAGCTAATCATGTCTTTAAAACCCGGTACTTCACAAACTATTACTAGAGTAAAGGGTAACGGTGCTTCTCTTAGTGGTATTGGTACAGTCGATAAGTCTGTTACCAAGAACCCTTCAACTCCTTTGGAGTATGGAAGACAGCATTCTGATAGCTCAATTCTAGGAACAGTTTCTTAACAATATAATATTATGGCAGTTCCAACAGCAGTTGGAGAATACGGATCTTGTCAAGGTACAGAGACTCGTATATCTCCTTCCGATACAAGTGGATCAGGTTCAGCATCAGCTGTAGCATCCACAACAAAAAATTTACGTTTAGCATATAATACTGTAGGCAGTTCAGGTGTCGTTGACACTTGTGCTGTTGTCTCAGGACAATATACTTAACACACATAAGGGGGGGTTTCACAACCTCCCTTTTTTTTATTCATAAATCTTAACCTATGACTACCACAACTACAACACTCGATACCGAACTATCCGCAGTAAACTCAATCTTGGGTAGCATAGGTCAGTCTCCTATATCTCAATTAGACTTTACTAATCCAGAGATATCATTTGTATATAACTTGTTAAAAGAATCTAATCAAGATGTACAAAGTGAGGGATGGACTTTTAATGTAGAATACCATATAAAAAATACCAGTAAAACTAGCGATAATAAATTTATAATACCTTCAGATGTTATGCGTATTGACATGGAAGATGCATGGGATCGTACTAGAGATTTTGTAAGAAGAAAAGATTCTGATGGACTATGGAAAATATATGATAGAGTTAATCATACATTTGAATTTCCAGATGATGATTTTTTTCATTTTAATTATGTTAGACTTCTAAGCTTTGAAGATATACCAGCTCCATTCCAAAGATATATTATATATAAAGCTTGCGGTAGAGCCGCAGTACAATTAGTTTCCAATGCTGAACTGCAAAAGATGATGGCTACTTTTGAAACACAATCTAGAGCAGCGTGTATGGAATATGAATGTAATCAAGGTGACCATAACTTTATGGGTTGGCCGGACGATTCTGCATATCAATCTTATAAACCTTATAATGCATTAAGACGCTAATGGCAAGTGTTACTCAAAAAATACCTACTTATGTTTTAGGTATGTCAACGCAACCTGACGAAAGAAAATCTCCGGGTCAAGTTGTTGATTTAGTTAATGGTGTACCTGACGTTGTACGCCAACTTATTAAACGTCCCGGAAGTCAATTAGTAAGTACAATATCTCCATCTACTGTAGCTAACGCTAAGTGGTTTAACATATATACACAAGATGATGAACAGTATATAGGTCAAGCTGCCGCTGACGGAACAGTTACTATATGGAGATGTAGTGATGGAGCAGTTATACCGGTTGATTATGCTAATGTAACTGGTACAAACAAAGCTACTTACTTAGATAACCAAGCATTGTCAGATGAAAAATCTTCTGACATACAGGTAATGACTATTAACGAAACTACATTCTTTTGTAACAGGCAGAAAAATGTAGCAATGTTAACTGATGCCTCAAAAAAATCTCCTCCTCAATTAAACGAAGCATTTATATCTTTAGATACTATATCTTACGGTAAACAATATGCTTTAGATATTTATGATCCTACAAGCAATGCTACAACTAGCCACACACGAGCTACAAGTTTAACAGTTGCTACTGTTGATGATTCTGCCGACTATAGTGGGACCAGTAATGGTGACTGTAAAGGAGCAGGTAGAGAAACTGTTAATGTTAATACAGGTACAGCTATAGGATCTACCTCACCTCCTAATGCTAGTTCAGGTGGTAAGAGTAACCTTAGGTATGAAATAGATACTCGTTGTACTCCACAACCAACAGATGACTCTGATAATGATAACTATCATGACACATATCAACCTTATGTTAAACTACAGTTTGGTGGAGAAGGTTGGTCTAGTGCTGGACCTGATACACATCAATATACCTCAGCAAAAGGTGTGACTACTACTGTTACTGTTAAAAGCCATGTAAACGTTATATCCAGAGCTAATGTAGCAATGGTACGTCCGGCTCCTACATCATCTAATGCTGAAGAACATGTATCTTCAGGTGGAATATTAGGAGATTTAAAAACAGCTTTAGATGCAATAAGTGGACATGGTATTACAGCTACTGTTTGCGGAAATGGTATTCATTTATACAGAGCTACTCCCTTTGGTGTAACATCACCAGAAAAACAATTAATGACTGTTACTACAACAGAAGCTAATAATATAGCTGACTTGCCTCGTGTATGTCGTCATGGTTATACAGTACGTATTGTTAATAGTGGTGAAGATATGGATGACTATTATCTTCGCTTTCAAGCTGAAGGTGTAGCGGCAGATATTACACAACAAGCTACATATGCTAGATCAGGTAGTACAGTCACAGTTACATCTGCAAATCATGGACTTGCTAATGGCAGTCAAGTTATACTTGATTTCACAAGTGGTAATGGTAGTGATAACTTCTATACTATAACAAGTGTAGCTTACGCTAACACATTTACTGTAACAGATGCATCTTCAGGTACTACAAGTGGTAATGTCACAGTTCATCCCTGTCGCTTCGGAGAGGGCGTGTGGGAAGAGGTAGCAGCTTCCGGCATAACAACTACCTTTGACAACGATACGATGCCTCTGAGTCTCACCAGAGTACTTCCCGGGACATTCTCTATAAATGGAGGTGGTGCTACATCCTATGCTAACGGTGCATTCCAATTTAACTATCCAGATTGGGGTAAACGTGACGTAGGTGATGATGTTACTAACCCAGAACCAACCTTTGTAGGACATCCAATACAAAAGATGTTGTTCTTTAGAAATAGAATAGCTTTGCTTAGTGCAGAAAATATTATATTATCTAGAGTAAATGACTTCTATAATTTTTGGGTAAAAACTGCGATGGCGATTTCTAATGCAGACCCCATTGATTTACAATCTAGTTCAACGTTTCCTACTAAACTATTTGACGCTGTAGAAACTCCTGAAGGTCTAGTTATTTTTAGTGCTAGTGAACAGTTCTTATTAAGTGCTGGAGCGGAAGCTTTGCTTACTCCTGAGACTGCTAAAATAACATATGTATCATCATATGCATTTAATGAAGATAGTAATCCTGTGTCTTTAGGAACCACTATAGGTTTCTTAAATAGTACAGCACGAGAAGCTAGATTTTATGAAATAGGTAATGTTTCTACAAGAAATGAACCTACAGTTAGAGAACAAACTAAAGTTATTGCAGAATTATTTCCTCAAAAAATAACTAATGTAACCGTATCTACTGAAAATAACCTTTTATTATTTGCTGTAGATAGTACATTACATACAGCTTCTAATGAAGTATGGGGTTATAAATGGTATGATGGTGCAGATAGCCGTGTTCAATCTGCATGGTTTAGATGGACATTACCTAACAATGTTATTTATCAGGTAATGATGGATGACCAATACTATGTTGTATTAAACACTGGCTCCACATATACACTAGAAAAATTTGACATAAAATTAACATCAGCTACTCCTATGATAGGAACAGCACCAGATGAAAATCGTGTACATTTAGATACTAAAAAAACGATTGCATCTGGAGATATGACTTATAATAGTGCTACTAATGTAACAACCTTTACTTTAGGTGCAGGATTCTATAGTTCTCGTACACTCACAGCTTACTGTGCAACTGCTAGTGATGCAGCTGGTAAGAGTTATGATATTCCAGCATCTGCTATTACAGGTACAGCTCCTAACGAAACAGTTACATTACCCGGAAATTGGAAGACATCTACCGAAGCTGGAGCATCTACAAGTTCTGTTAACACAGATTTAATTGTTGGTTATGAGTATGAATTTGAAGTAGAGTTACCTAAAATTTATGTTACACAATCTGATGGACAAAGTACTAAATCTACAACTAGAGGGTCTTTAGTTATACATAGAATGAACTTTGACTTTGGAGATGTAGGAGTATTAGATATAACTTTAAAACGTAAAGGAAGAGATGACTATACTTATACCGTTGAATCCAAAGAATGGGATAATATTAATGCAAGTACTGCATCAATAGCATCAGAGTATAGACATACAATTCCAGTATATGATAGAAATACAAATTTAAATGTACTTATAAAATCCAATCATCCTTCACCAGCAACACTTTATTCAATGAATTGGGAAGGAGATTATTCACCAAGATATTATTCAAGTGTCTAAATACATTCACCCAATTACAATGGAGGCTGCCGTCGAGGTTGCCTCTAATCTTCGTGCAGATGACTATAGAGAAGTATGGGAAGGTCATGGCCATTTCCCACGCTGGTATATACCATTTGCTGCTTTTAATGGAGACACAGTTTACTTTGAAGTGCCTAACGGCAAGACTGCCGGATTAGCCGGAGTACAGGAAGGTGGTAAAATATGGATGTTATGTACCCCAGCTATACATGACTACCCATTCACCTTTGCACGAGAAGCTAAACGATTTATAGAAAGTAGAGAAGAAAAACTCCTTTGGAACATTGTAGATAAACGGAATACCGCTCATCTAAAACTTCTAAAGTTTCTAGGATTCAAGTTCTTACGGGAACTTAAACATGGTCCTAACAAATTAACCTTTATAGAATTTTGCCGTGTGCGAACCAGTAACAATAGCCTCAACACTACTATCAGGAGCAGGTCAAGTAGCCGCTCATGAAGCTGAAAATACAGCGATAGGAGGAAGAAACAGAGCCAAACTACGTAACTTTGAAGAAAAAAACAGATTGTATGATCGAGAAGTAATGCTTGATCGTGGTCAATATCGTAATGATATGATACTTGAGGACATTAAACAAGATGATGTCTACAAAGCTATGATAGATCAATGGACTGAACAAGATGTAAAATTAAATAGATTATTTGCTGATGCAGATATGAATATTGAAAGTAAAATTAGAGAGATGTATCAAAACGAATATGCAGGTACACAGACAGGTGCAACTGCTGCTCGATTAGCAAGTAAGAGTGCTAAAGAGTTAGGGTTTGAAAAGTCTAAAGTTTTACATAATCTTATGATGAGTAAAGAAGAAGCAATGATAAGTAAAGATACAGCTAGAAATAGAACTTTAGAGAAATCACAGGATATATATGAACAAGTTAGATTTGCACCTATACATGGACCTACACCTATGGCTCCAGAATTAGAAGCTAAGAAGAGTCCAGCAGCTTTAATCTTAGGACTAGCAGGTACTGCTGTTGGTGGCTATGCAGATTGGAAAACAGGTGACAGACTTGATAAATTAGAGAAGCAGGTGTTTTAATTATGTCATCATCATACGATAGAAACATCGACCGTCTTAGGTCAGCT